TGTTAATGATGTTACAAATGTAAAGTTTAGACATAAAGTATCTTCAGTTAATCAAATAACTTTCAGAGGTGGTGGTGAAGTATTTGATACAAAAATAAATTTTATTAAACTTTGTCCATCAGTATAGGAGCATAGAATGGCATTAAGCAAAATACAAGCTGAGTCAATGAACCTAGCAGACACCTATGCATTTAGTGGAACTGTGACTGGTGCAGGAGACCCATCACTTGTAAAAATACATGAAGAAAATGTTACGTCTTCTGTAACTCATGTAGCTTTTACAAGCACACATATAACAGATACTTACCATACCTATATTATTTACATGGATGGTGTACTTATGACTTCAGATAATGGACAACTAAGAACTAGTGTTTCTGCTGATAATGGTAGTAATCTTGTAACTTGCAGGGGTAGTGCAGACCATCTTTTATCAGGAAATGCAAATTCTCATGGAGCAATAGGTGCAACCGACATGCATCCTCTTTCTGCTGCTGTTGAAGATGCTGCAGATGGAGACTTAAATGGAAGCTGTACTTATTATAATTTAAGAAGTGATACACATCATAAATCTTCACACTCTGAAATAGCAGTAAAACATTCTAATCCAATATATCATATACAATATGCTGGATATGGGATGCATCTAACAGATAGTAAAATTAACTACATTAAAATTTATGGTGGTAGTAATTTAACTGCAGGAAGATTTAAACTTTATGGGATAAAAGATTAGTTATGGCAATGTATAAAATTGAAAATGGTAATAAAATTAAACTTACCTCTGAAGAAGAAACAGAAGTAAAGGCTTTTCAAAAAGCATGGACAGATGATGCACCTAATAGACGTATGGCAGAACTTAGAAGACAAAGAGATATATTACTAGCTGAAACAGATTACATGGGTAACTCTGATGTAACAATGTCTGCTAAATGGAAAACATACAGACAAGCTCTAAGAGATATAACAAGTCAAACACCTAGTGATGATGCCTTGAGTAACATTACTTTTCCAACGAAACCAACGGAGTAAGCCATGCCCTATATTGGTAGTCAAAATGTTACTGGACAGTTCAATAAGCTAGATGGCATTACCATCTCCACCACAACAGACACATTTGCATTAACTAAAAGTACTGCATCATTCAACCCTGCTACGGCAGAGCAACTAATTGTATCAGTCAATGGTGTTACTCAAGCACCTAATGATGCCTATAGTGTATCAGGGTCTAACATTATCTTTACTGAGAACCTAACCACAGCAGACACGATTGATTACATACTTGCTTTAGGCGAAGTAGGCAATTCAGTAGTACCTACAGATGGCTCAGTAACTGGGGATAAGTTTAGTTCAACTGTATATAGAGATGGTATCAGGATTAATGGTAGTTCAGCTACTGACAACATAACGATTGCTAGTGGAGAAAGAGCCATGGTTGCAGGGGATTACACAATTCCCACAAACAAAACATTAACAGTAAATGGAGTATTAACCATTGTCTAAATTATTCGTTGACGAGATTCAACCCAAAACAACTGGTGGTGTAATCAAAGCCAAAGGTCATATTATACAAGTTGAAAACGTAAGTTCTTTTGTATCAACTTCTGGAACAACAACAATGCCATTTGATGATACTATTCCTCAAAATAATGAAGGACATGAATTTTTAACTTTAGCTTTTACACCTACTTCAGCAACTAATAAACTACATATTCATGTCCATGGTCATTGGGGTTCTACAGCAGCAAGTAGTTGGATTACTATGGCTTTGTTTCAAGATAGTACGGCAAATGCTATAGCAGCTAATACTTTTTTTGATACTGCAGCAGATGGTGGTGTTCATCATGGATTAACCCATTTTATGACGGCAGGAACTACTTCAGAAACTACATTTAAAGTTCGTGTTGGAAATAATAATGCAAGTACAATTAGAATGAATGGTACATCAGGTACAAGATTTTTTGGTGGTGTTATGAGTTCAGGTATAACCATTATGGAAATAGGAGGATAGCATGAGTAGTAAACTAGGTGTGCAAAACATAGCACACACAAACGACACAAATGCTATGACTATTAGTAGTGATGGTGGTGTTACTTTTGCTAATCGTTATCCTCAAACTGCACTTATAGCAGATACAAAATCACAAAATACAGCAGGAGGTACGTTTACTCAAGCAGCATGGAGAACAAGAACATTAAACACAGAGGTTAGTGATTTAAATAATATATGTAGTTTAAGTTCAGATATCTTTACATTGTCTAGTGGAACTTATTTAATAGAATGGACTGCACCTGCATACAATGTTGATAGGCATCAAACTCGTTTATATGACACAACTAATTCTGCTGTAATTCAATATGGTGGCTCTAATTACGCTAATAGTTCTAATGCTATACAGAACTCTAGTAGTGGTTCAGCCATAGTAGTAATTTCGTCTAATACTGGTTATAAAATTGAACATCAATGTGGGAGTACTTACAGTTCTCAAGGTTTTGGTGTGGAGGCAAATATGGGTACAGAAGTTTACACACAAGTTAAAATAACTAAAATAGGATAGGAGGATAACATGACATCAATACTTAAAGTAGACACCCTCCAAGATGCCAATGGTACTGGCAGTCCTTATATTAAAGATGCTGTGTTGCAAGTTAAGCAAGGTGTATTAAGAACTAATTGGTCAGGTGATGATTCTCAGGCTTGGCAAGATACACCTCTAAGTGTAACTATTACACCTAAAAGTACGTCTTCTAATATATTAATTACAGCCATGATAAGTTATTCATTAGGAGATGGTAGCCATGGTGGATTTAAAGTTGTTAGAAATGATACAGATTTTTTATTAACAACAGAAACATTAGGAAGTCGTGTGGCTGCACATACACATAGTCAGATGGCATCTGCTTACGATACAGACTATCAAATTCAAAATGCAACTATAAATTTACTAGACAGTCCATCATCAACATCTGCTTTAGTTTATAAATTACAAGCTAGGACAGCAAGTAGTAATACTTATCGTATTTATTTAAATCACTTGGGATACAGAACAGAAGACCAAAATTATCAGGCATATTGTATATCAACAATAACTGCAATGGAAATAGGAGGATAATATGCCACTCACAAAACTAAATCATTCAAGTATGCCTCAAGATAGTGTGTTACAAGTTTTACAAAATGAATTAACTTCATCAGTAACACAGGACACTACTGAAGCAACTATCATTTCCCAAGCCATAACACCAAAATCTGCTTCTTCTAAAATATTAATTACTTGTAGTGGTACTGTTACTGCACACGCAGGTAACTTGTTAGCTTTTTTTCTTAAAAGAGACAATACTGCAATAGGCGATGGTACTGGTGGTAGTGATTATAATATTGGTGGTGGTGTTACCAATGGTCATAGCTCTAGTGCATTTGATATGAAAGGCTTTTCTATTCAATATTTAGATAGCCCATCATCAACAAGTCAAATAACATATAAACTAAATGCCGATGCCTTTAATGGAACTTCAAGAATAGGTGGAAGACAAGATGGTACAAGTATAGCAGTACCAACTAGAATAACTTTAATGGAGATTGCAGGTTAATGGTCAAAGCATCTGAAGTAAAAGCACAGATTGATACACATGAGGCAGTATGTGCTGAGAGGTGGAAAGAGACTATACTTCGCATTAAGAGAATAGAAACTATTATGATTGGTACAGCAGGCACAATGATACTAATGATGGCAGGCTTACTACTGAGGTGACACTATGCTTGAAATGCTAATGGTTGCGAATAGTGCCTTTGCTGTCATCAAACAAACAATAGAAAATGGTCGTGATATAAGTTCAGCAGGTGCTGCGATTGGCAAATTTGTAGGTGCTGAAGATCAACTCCAACAAGATTTACATAAAAGAAAGAGTAGTATTTGGACTAACTTTCTTGGTAAGACAGACAATGACTTGGAAGAGTTCATGGCATTGGAACAGATACGAGTTAAGAAAGATCAACTCCGGGAGTTCATGCAACTTTATGGCAGAGCCAATCTTTATAACGACTACATACAATATTGTGCTGATGCAAGAAAGCAACGCAAAGAAGCACGCATCAAAGCACAAAAACGTAAGCAACATATACAAGATATGATTCTCAAAATTATATTAGGCATACTAATAGCAACTGTATTGACTGGTGTTGTTGGTGTTCTGATTATAATAGCTAAAAAGAAAGGTATAATATAATGATTACAGCTTTAATCCCTGCAGTTACAGGCATACTTGATAAGTTTATTCCTGATGCAGACACAAAACAAAAGTTAAGCCATGAGATTTCTACCATGGCAGAGAAGCACGCACAAGAAATTGCATTGGCACAGATCAAAGTGAATGAGGCTGAGGCCAAAGGTAATTGGTTTCAATCATCATGGCGACCTGCTACTGCGTGGGTATGCGTACTTGGATTCCTTGTTAACTTTTTAGTATCGCCATTGTGTGCAGGATTTGGTATTGATATACCACAAGCAGACACGGCAACCATGTTACCTGTGCTTATGGGGATGCTTGGATTGGGTGGCATGCGTACACTCGAACGATTAAAAGGTAAGGATAGAAAATAATGGTTATGTTATCAAAGAACTTTTCATTAAATGAAATGCTTAAGAGTCAGACTGCAGAACGTTTAGGTATAGATAATAGTCCTGATGCAGATGCTATATATAACTTGGGTAGATTGGCAGAGAATGTACTACAACCATTGCGTAATGAGTATGGTGCGTTCATGGTATCAAGTGGATTTCGTTCCGTTGAATTGTGTGAAGCTATCGGTAGCTCTAGTAATAGCCAACATGCTAAAGGGGAAGCAGCCGACTTTGAGATATGTGGTATATCCAACTTTGATTTAGCTGAATGGATTAGCGATAACCTTGAGTATGATCAACTGATACTTGAGTGCTATAAAGGAGGCAATACTGGGTGGGTGCATTGCTCCTATGTACCAAACGGCAGAAAGGAGAATCTTACCTATGACCGGACCAAAGGTTATCGCAAAGGATTACTGGAGGAGTAATCCTATTTGTTACGTTTGATTAGTTCTTTTATATACCACTGTGCTTTATACAAATCTTCTATTCCGTTCTTGTCTTTGTAACGCATGATGTACTTGATGATGTTGCCTTGGCAATAGTCTAGTTTGTTCTGCGTTATAAATTTAATTGGTTCTATTTTATATTTGTTATAATGCTTTGGCGATATGTTGTTCTTGTTCATGGTAATAACT